TAATAATAATGGAAAAATGGTTTATAGAAGTAAGACAATTAAGAGATAAAAGTGAAGATGGATATAAAACAGAAGAATTTTGTCATCATGTGTGGCATAATATAAATACTAAAAAATTAAAGAAACCTGAAAAATTTAAACTTAAAACTGGCCCTGAATTTCATTCATGGATAGAATCTTTAGAAGAAAAGTATGATGAAAAATTAATTAAAGCTATTTTGGATGATGATGATTTTTGGAATCTGACATTTGAGACTGCTCGGAAATCATAGGTATTATAATCTCTTGTCTTTTTTCTATAGATTCCATAGATAATTTTGAAGGAGGAATTTGATGTCTTATAGGAATTCTAATTATAGGAATGCGATACGGTCGCATTTATTTAAAACGGAACAATATAAACATAGGAATTATTAATATAAGTATGGGTGATACAATTATTGGAGTTCAATTTGGAATCGCCAACCCCGACGAAATTCTTTCAAGGAGTGTCGTCGAGGTTATTACAGATAAAACTTATCAAATTGACCAACCTGTTCCAGGTGGTGTATTTGATCGTAGATTTGGTGTGATTGACAACGGTTCAGTTTGTACAACATGTAAGCAAACAAATCTTCTATGTCCTGGACACTTTGGACATATTCAACTAGCTCGTCCTGTATATTTATATCAATTTCTTCCTGAAATTATTAAGATTCTTCAAAATGTATGTTTAAATTGTTCTAATCCTTATTTAATTGATGAAGAACTTGAAAAGATTGAAAAGAATTTTCAAGGTATGGATAGATTTAATGCAGTTCGTGATAAAACTGCAAATTATAAAACGAAAGAACTTAAATCAGGTCAGTGTCCTCATTGTGAAACACCTCTTGTAAAAAAGATTGAAAAAGAAGATTTGACTGTTGCGTCTCTTCAAGCAATCACATATGAAGAAGAATCAGAACCTATTCCTTTGGAAGTTGAACTTGTTCTAAGATGTTTTCAACGTATTACTGATCGGCATGTAGAATTACTTGGATTTAATCCTAAATTTTCTCGTCCTGATTGGATGATTTGTACTGTTTTGGCAGTTCCTCCTCTTACTGTTCGTCCTTCTGTGATCATGGAAGATAATCAACGTATGGAAGATGATCTAACACATAAACTTATTGATATTGTTCGTAATAATCAACGTCTTCGTGAAAAGATTGATAAAGGTGAATCACTAGATGTAATTAAAAAATATACTGCACTACTTCAATTTGATGTTGCAACATATGTAGATAATGATATTAAAGGATTACCTCCTGCAGCCCAACGTTCTGGTCGTCCTTTAAAAACATTGAAATCACGTCTTGGTGCTAAAACTGGTCGTGTTCGTGGAAATTTAATGGGTAAGCGTGTAGATTTCTCGGCACGTTCTGTTATTACTCCTGATGCAAATATTGATGTAGATGAACTTGGAGTTCCGCAAGAAATTGCAATGAATTTAACTTTTCCTGAAGTTGTTACTGGATATAATCGTGATAGATTAATCTCTTATATTCGTAATGGAACTGGAAAATATCCTGGTGCAAAATCAGTATTTATGAAAGAAGATGGTCGTTCATTAAGTTTAAAATTTGTAAATCCTGAAATTATTGATTTAAAAGAAGGTGATATTGTTCATCGTCATCTTGTTGATGGTGATGTTGTTTTGTTTAATCGTCAACCTTCTTTACATAAAGGTTCTATGGAATGTCATCGTATTAAAGTTCTTCCTTATTCAACTTTCCGTCTTAATGTATCTGCTACTCGTCCTTATAATGCTGATTTTGATGGTGATGAAATGAATATGCATGTTCCTCAAAGTATAGCTGCTGCAACAGAGCTTAAATATTTAGCATCTGTTCTAAGACAAATTATTTCACCAAGAACTAATTCTCCTATTATTCAGTTCTTTCAAGATACGATGACTGGTTTATTTCGTATTGGAAAAGATACAGAAGTTCCTGAACATATTGCTATGAATATTCTTGCAAGAATGAAAAAACCTCTTTCCACATATTCTCGAACGAATAAAAATATTAGTGGTCGTGATTTAATTTCAACTACATTTCCTTTGATTGACTTAAATAGCAAATTAGTTATTAAAGAAGGAAGACTTATTAAAGGACAATTAAAGAAAGGCGCATTTGGATCAGCGTCGGAAGGTTTGTTACATGTAATTTATAATGATTTTGGTCCTCATCGTGCAGGGCAGTTTATTAACGACGTTCAGAATGTAATTACAAAATTCAATTTATTTACTGGATTTTCTGTTGGCGCATCTGATTTAATTGCAAATGAAGAAACGATGGAAGTTATTCGAACACAACTTGAAAAAGGTAGAACAAAAGTAGCTGAAATTATATCGAGTGTTCATGCAGGAACATTCTTAAATAATTCAGGTCGTCCTGATGGCGAAGAATTAGAAAATCAAATTTCGAATGCATTAAAAGACATTTCATCTGAAATTAATAGTCAAATGACCGCAAGTTTGCCTGATGATAATCGTATGAAAGAAATGGTAGAATCAGGTTCTAAAGGTTCATATCTAAATATTGGTCAAATGGCTGCTTTATTAGGTCAACAACTTATTGGTGGTCGTCGTATTCAATATACTTTACAAGATAGAACTCTTCCTCATTTTGCTAAATATGATGATGGTATTGAATCTCGTGGATTTGTAGAAAATTCATTTATTACAGGTGTTCGTCCTGCTGAATTCTTCTTTCACGCTATGGGTGGTCGTGAAGGTTTGATTGATACAGCAGTAAAGACATCAGATTCAGGATATATTCAACGAAAACTTGTTAAGTCAATGGAAGATTTACATGTAGAATATGATGGAACTGTTCGTAATGTTAATGGAACTATCGTACAATTTAGGTATGGTGGTGATGGTATTGATTCTGCATGTGTAGAAGTTCAACAATGTAATCTTGGATTAATGTCTCTAGCAGATATTTATGAACATTATGCTTTGTCATTAGATGAACTTAAGAAAGTATGTTCTGAAGATGTTGATGATACATCTGATTTAGTAGATGAAATTATTAAAGATAGAGATATTCTTGTTCGTGATATTCTAAGATTTACTAAAAAAGAAGAAGTAAGTGCTCCTGTAAACTTAAAGCGTATTACTGAAAAATATGCGAATCCTTATGCTACAAAAAGTAATTTAACTCCAAAATATGTGATTAAAGAATTACAAAGAATTTGTGAAGAACCTATTCTAAAATATAATAAACTCTTTCATATTTTACTACGATTTTATCTAGCACCTAAAAAATCAATTATGGTTCTACGATTAACTCAAGAATTATTTGATGAATTAATTCGTGAAGTTCAATTTAAATATATTCAATCTACAGTTCATCCTGGTGAAATGGTGGGAACTATTGCAGCACAATCTATTGGTGAACCTACTACACAATTAACACTAAATACTTTCCATTCAGCTGGAACTGCTAAAGCTAATGCAACGCAAGGTGTTCCTCGTATTATAGAACTTTTGAGTGTATCATCCAATCCTAAAAATCCTTCAAATGTGGTATATTTAGATTCTAATATAGCTGTTTCATCTGACGATGTTCTAGCAAAGAAAAAGGAAATCCAAAAAACTACTATGCGTGATATTACAAAATCTGTTCGTATTTATTATGATCCAAATCCTTTAACACCTGATTCTGTAGTTGAAGAAGATCGTGAATTACTAAAATCATACCAAAAGTTTTCAGTGACACAAGGACAAAATTGTACATCTCCATGGATTATGCGACTAGAATTAGATAAAGATGAAATGGTTGCTCGTAATATTATTGATATGACATTAATTCAGACAAAACTAGAAAATAATAAAGTTCTTCGTATATTCTCTTGTGCACATTCAGATACAAATTCACCTGATAAAATTGTAATTCGTATTGTATTCGCACAAGAAGTTGTAAAGAATGCTTTATCTTTAAGATTTATCGAAGATAAGTTACTAGATACTGTTTTAACAGGAGTTGAAGGAATTGGAAAAGTTTATGTTCGTGAATTAGCTAAAGAGTTATTATTTGATGAAACTATTAGTGGATATGTTCCTTTAAAGCAATATGTTCTTGATGTAGAAGGAACAAATTTACTTGATTTAAGTTCAGTTCCAGGAACGGATCCTTTTCGATCATTCTCAAATGATATTTATGAAGTTTTAGATGTATTTGGTATTGAAACTGTTCGTTCAATGTTATTTGAAGAATTTATGGAAGTATTTGCTACAGAATTTGTGAATTATCATCATATGATTACATTGATTGATACAATGACTTATCCTGGTCGTCTAATTGAAGCAAATAGGTTTGGTATGAATAAAAGTGAATCAGGTGTTCTTGCTAAATCAACATTTGAAGAAACTACAAAAGTATTATTTGGAGCAGCATTAGGATCACAATTTGATAATATGCGTGGTGTATCGGCAAATATTATGTTTGGACAAAAACCGCCATGTGGAACAGGATTTGTAGATATTCTTATTGATGAAACTAAATTACCTGAAGGTTCAGAAGAAGATTTATCTGTATTTGAAACTGATTTGAATTCAGCAAATGCTCGTGTAGAAGAAGAAGAACGTAAAGATGTAGAGCAAGGTGCATGTAATATGGAAGATATTGCAATGGAATGGTAATTTACTTATAAGATACTTATATTAATTATAATGGATTCAATAGTTCAGAGTGTTCTTAGACAATTTCAAGAACGATCTGAACTAGGACAAAAGAAGTATGGGACTACATTAGATAGAAAGGATTTAAGTTTTTCACAATGGATTCAACATATGAAAGAAGAATTAATGGATGCAATTTTATATTTGGAGAAACTTCACCAACTCCATGAACCTCCAAAACCTGAATGATAAACTGCTAATGATTCAGAATATTTTTCTTTTAGACAATTATGTAAGACTTTATCGTCTTGAGTAATACATTCATTAGGTTTTGCTTTTCTATACGCAGAATCATTGACCATAAATGGATATATTTTCTCAGTTGGAATAACTAATATATCATCACTAGGTTTCATTGCTGATCTGAAAAAATACGGACCAGTAGTGCGATTAATATAAACACTATCCCAATCTACTTCTTCAAGAACATCATAATTCAGTAATCTTTTCAAAATTTCTGAGCCAGGTTTTGAAGCAAAGAATCCATTTGACATATATTTTTTTCCATCAACACCTTTACAATTTAATTCACACGGATCTTCATTTGCTACTATAAGATTTTTCTTATTATTTCTAGTTATAAATTCTAAAAATTTAGTAGAAATTTCAAATAATGAATCCATATAAATACCACCAAATCTATGTAGAATTTCCAATCTTGCTAAATCTGCAACTTGTGCGAATCTTGATTGTTCTAATTCTTCACCTTTTTGAATAGCTAATTGAATAAATTCCCATACAAGAGGAAAATTCTCATAAAATAAATCATCATTTGTCCAACATTTATATTGATAACCATTATTCAATGCTAAAGTTTCAACGTTTTTCATTAAATGATATCTAACTGAATTTGTAGCAAGAGGTTTACCGAACCATATTTGATGAATTATTTTAGAAATTTCTTTTTTTTCTGGAAGATAAACTTTTTCATTAAAAAAGAATTGACGTTCAGATACTTTTAAACTAGTGCTTTTTTTATTAAAAATAGTTTTACAAATAGATTGAGTTTTTCTATAAAATAATAAAGAAGCTCTTTTTCTTTCAATATCTCCAGCAGAAAGTTTAGATCCTAAATCAAAGAATTTAGCTCCGCGAAAATACTTTTTTACTAAGCGATGAACTTTTCTATGATGTTCATGTCCATATTCACCTTTTTCACTATGTGTAAGAACTAATTTCCATGATTTTGAAGAAAGTTTTTTTAAGAATTGTTCAAATATTGAACCATCATATAATCTATCTGCTTCTTCTGGATCTTCTGTATATTCATCTTTAACATCAAACATGATATATCTTGTAACATTACAATATGACATAGTATTAAAGAATTCACGAGATCTTACAGGATCGTTTAAATGCGTAGAGCATATAACAAACCATCCTGGTTGTGATAATAAATTTATACCTCCCCATAGAACTTCATCATCAGGATGTGCTACAATAAGTAGTTTATCTACTTCCATTATTTATTGATATGAATATTATTAGTTGGAATAAGCTAGACCACCCATGCCAGACATAATACGAAGAATGTTATAGTTAATCGCGTATACACGAACGTCCCATGTATTATCACTATCAGGACTTACTACTACATCACCTGAAAGAGTTATTAGAAGATGTGCCGTATCAATTCTTGAAAAGTTACATGTTCCGGAAGGCTGGTGCTCTTCAGGTTTTAGAGCAAATGAATAAGAATAAATACCAGGCTGAGAATATGCAAGTTGATTAGGCTGTCTATCCAAGAATTCAAGTAATATAGTTTCACTACCACCTGCTGTGGCGGTGATATTCCCTGTTTCAGCTGTAAACGCAGCAGCATTTCCGCTATAATCTGCTTTATCTAATGGTATTGCTGTTGTTCCAGCAAACTCAAAGTTCCGAATTAAATAAATTCCGTTATTTCCAGCTTTGGAATTTATAATACGAACTCTCTCATTTACATTTGCGTCAAATGGTAGTCCACTACCACTTAAAGTTATAGTGTCTGAGGTAGCAAGAGAATCAATACGAAATGTCATGCTGGGTGCAAGTTGATAAGTTCCAGCTAAACCTGTATGATGTTGATAAGGCTGAACTTTATTATAATAATCGCCATATCTCTTATCCATTCTATCTTGACCGTTAATCTGTAACCATTGTTCGTATACAGCATCACGATCATATGTAAAAGGTTTTAGGGAGGTCGCACCAGCAGCCTTAGCTAGATTACAGTTTGTGTAAGAAGAAGGTTGAACGACCCAAATGAGTTCTTTTACAGGGTGATTGAAAGTTAGATCAATTCTGTTAGAATAAGAAGAAAGAGATTTATCTTCATTGAACTGAGTTTGTTCAATGAGATATTCATGTGATTGTTGAGCCATACGACGACGTTCTTCAGTATCTAAATAAATATAATCTACATATACTGCAGCTTGAAGAGGTTGAGGAACAGTGCTACTAGATCCAACTAATGTAGTGTCAAGATCACCTGCAATATTTTGTACTTCATTCCAAATTACATTAATACGAACTTCATGGTATTGAAGAGCGATTAAAGGTAAAGCTACACCAGGATTCTTAGTGTAGAAGAAGGATAGAGGGATATAAAGAATTGTAGGTAATCCAGGACGACCTGAACCAGCATTACAATTACTTTGCCCACCTGCGAAGACAGGTCCACTTGATAGACCACCACCTACCATTTGAAACGCTTTAACTGATTTTAGATAATCAGATGATAACGCATCCCATAAATACATAAATTCGCCATATAATCTATCAATTAATTGTCCACCAATTTCAAGTTCTACACGATGTAAAAGATTGTACCCAAGACGTCCTTGATCGTTATTGTAATTACCAGAATCAAGAACTACTTCAAGGTAAGTAGAATACATTAGATCGGCGTGACGACCAATGACAGCTGAATGTTTTACTCCCCATGCGGCTTGTCCATTAAAATTCACACGAAATGCTTCCATAGCAAAATTCGTGTGACGCTTGTAAAGAGTTTTAAAGAATGTAATTTGAGGATTACCTGAAATATACGCATCCTGAGCACCATATGCTACAAGTTGTAATAAACCACCACCCATGTTTGTATTTATATATTACATTACTTTTTTTCCTTAGATATGAACTTATTTACGACCACGATGACGACGACGAGTTCTTCCTCCACTTAAAGGAAGAGGTGATAGAGGAAGAGAACCACCTTTCTTTTTATAACTTGCCTTTGCCGTTTTTAATACATGTTTGAACCAACCTTTACCCATTGATCCTTTCTTGCTTTTTTCAGATTTCATTGTAGCAGCTACATGTTTCATCCACGCAGTCTTTCTACGACCACCGCCAGGAGGAGGAGGAGGAGGAGGAACTTTAGGAGGAGGAAGAGGAGCATTACCAGACATTTTTATACTTTAACGCAGAGAAATTAAATTACGACGTTGTAAATTGGAGAAGTTTTTTGCATAGGTTGAAATGATACTGAGGGGTCGGGCATAATAGGAGTTTTATATTTTTTAGGTTTTAATGCTCTTAATCCGGCAGGTTTTAATACTGAACTATTTTGTTGAAATTCGCCAATATATATTTCCATCATTGTATCAATTGAACCATAATTCATTAATGTCCATTGACATCCATATGTTAATAAAATTTGAGGATTATTATTCTTTAAATCTTCTAAATTATCAGGAACAACCATAGTAATATTATTACGATTATAATCAATTAATTCATCATGATCATGAGGTTGAGAAGCTTGTGAATATGTATATCTACGTAAATGAGAAGTTGACCATGATAAATTAATTAATTCTTCCATTAAAGTCCCTTTAATTTCATTCCCACCTGAAACAATAATTACTTTATTTTGTAAATTACATATAGGTTCTACCGCTACATTTTTACGTTGATATCCATATTCATAATCTAATAATCTAGGTTTTATTGCTGATTCTTTAATTAATTCTGCTGCTGCATTAATTACTATATTTTTATTTGTATGAAAAACTAAACTTAATATAAATGGATCCGAAGATACAGGACAACTTATAGAATTAAATGCATTATTTCCAATAGAAGTTAGACATGCACTTAAAGGAACAGTATTATAAGCATAATCTGTTCCTAATTTTTGATTTTTAAGTCCAACAACAGGTTTATCATTATTGTCTGCATAAATATCTAATTCTACTAATCTTGCTCCTGCCTTAATTACCATCGGAAGAATTTTATCAGAAATATAATCATATACATCTGAGCCTGGAAAAAGAGAATATGATGAACTTGCAATATAATAATCACATAATCTGAATGCTGGTGTTTGTGGACATCCCATAGGAGCTAATTTAGTAACAGATTCATAAGTTTTAAATTTTGGTGTAGCTTCTAAAAGAGCTTTATGTTCATTAGGAACTAATGTTTCGTAAAAAAACCATGCTATTAAACCTATTCCAATAACACCTATAAATAAGTAAACATAAAGCATAGTATTATCTGCTGCTACTGGAAGAATATTATCCATTACACTTTCGCTATATTAAAAAATAATTCTCTAAAACTTCTACACACTTTATCATGAATTCTTTTATCCATAGGTATTTCATTTAAGGAATAATGATGAAAAATTAAACAATACATTCCACATTCACTATCTTCATATTGATGACGAGTTTTATTATATGAAAGAAGCATTTTCTCTGGATGATTTGAATCCCATTCTTCTTTCCATCGAAACATTAATCTTTGAATTTCAGTTTCAGGTTCTTCAGCGTATGAATCAAAATATGTAAATCTTGGATATTCTAATTCAGGTCTTATATCACAATATATAGCAATCCAATGTTCACCAGGTCCTGTACTTACATCCGTATTAAATACAATTCCTATTCTTGTATAACCTTTCTTTAAAAGAGTATCTAATTTTATAGCACATAAAGAATCAACAATACATTTTCCTAATTCTGATTTCTTATCAAAATCAATTGGAATAGTTCCTAAATATTTATAACCTACATATAATTTTTCAAATTGTTTTTCAATTTTATCTATATCTTCTGATGTCAACCATTCTTTAGGATTTGACTTCCATGATTCAGGAGCTTTAGGTTTTTTCATAAATTCAGTAATAATACATTGTAATTTTTGGTCACAATGTTTATGAAATCTTTTTTGTAATTCTTTCCAAATATATGATGTTGAACCTTTCGATATTGGAATTGAAGAATGTTCTTTATTAAAAGCTTGTCTTAATTTTTCTATTTGTTCTTTATCCATTATCTTAAAAATGGATTATGTTTTATTGATATTCATATAATATTAAAAATGGAGACATATAATGAGAATATTCTCAAAGAAGTCAAGAGTTGTGTTAAGAAACTAGTTAGTGTTGAAAAAGAACTTTTCAATCTAAATAAAGAAGTATATGAAAAACGAGAACAACGTTCTCTTATTAAAGATCAATTAGCACAAGTAATTAGACTTCCTGAATTTGC